AGATTTTGGACCATTTATAACTATTGCTTTATATATATTATTAACAATATTTGGACTTAATGAGCCACCTTTTGCTGGTGGAGCCGAAGGTGCTGGTGGAGCCGAAGGTGCTGGTGGAGTCGAAGGTGCTGGTGGAGCCGAAGGTGCTGGTGGAGCCGAAGGTGCTGGTGGAGTCGAAGGTGCTGCTCCTTTATTACCTCCAGGTGGAGCTGCACCTTTATCACCTCCAGGAGCAGCACCAGGTTTTAATAAAGAGTCATATTCTTTTTCAATTTCATCTAATTCTTTCTTCATTTTCTTTCTAAGTTTACTTAATTCTTTTGTACTTTGAGCACGTTTCTTTTTTTTACTCTTACCAAATGATATAGCTTTTATTATTAATTTATAAAATTCTTTTGAATCTTCTAAAATATCTTCTAATTTTGGTAAAGGCTCAGGACACGCCTTTAATTCCATACATTTAGGGTCTTTATCTTTTGGTAGATCATCTCTATCTTTGGTTGCACAGAGAAATGGTGATTCTTCCATACACATTCTTTGTATTGCATATTTATGTCTTCCTTGTCGTTTTCTTTGAAGTGCTTTTTTACGCGCCTCCATTTTTGCTAATGGGTCATCATATTTATATTTTGAATAGTGACATTCAAGTCTATCACCAGTTTCTTTTAATTCTCCACATCTCATCCCACTAAAAGCACCTACATAGCCAAGGTCAGGTTCTCCTTCAACCTTTTTTTTCATTTCTAATTCTTGTTTCTTTTGTTGGGCAGCCCAATCCATACTCATTGCGCTAAAACCACCAACTTTATCATTTATTTGAATATTTTTATCAATCATTAAAAATATATAAGAAAAAAATGTGTAGTATTTAATAAATGAGTAGTTCATATGGAAATTTAAATCAACAATTATTACGTTTTGAAAAACTAAATAGTGAAGATTTCTTTTTACTAAATAAATCACACGACGAATCAAAATTAATATTTAATATTTGTGGTTCTACAAAAAATGTATATGAAACAAAAATTTATTTAAAATCAAAAATGATATATTGTAATTGTCCAGATTCTAAAAGTTGGGCTAGAAAATATGGTGTTGTTTGTAAACATTGCTGTTTTGTCTTATTCAAAGTATTACGTTTAAAAATAGATAAAATGGATTATTTTAAAAAATTATATTTTGAAGAAAAAGTTTTGAACGAAATAAAAGAAAATTATGAAAAATTAAATTTGCTAAATTACGAACAAGATTTTTTAAATAAAGATATAAGCAATAAATTTAATTCAATAAAACATAATACAAGTGATTCCAAAGATGAAATTGTTTTAAAAGAAGAAAATGACCATGATAATTTTTGTGCGATTTGCTATGAAGATTTTGAAGATATTAAAAATATAAAGGAAAATTTCCAATGTAATATATGTTCAAAAATTTTACATTTAAAATGTATTAATAAATGGATAACTATGGGGAATAAATCATGTCCATATTGTAGAAGTATAATAAAAAAAGATTCGAATAATAATTATATAAATTTAGAATAATCAAAATTCTTTTCTATTTTAATTATATAATGCCAAGAAAAAATTTTAATAAAAAAAAAGGTAATAGAGGAAGTTGTGATATGAAATTCGAATCTTTATACAGAACACCATGTCAAGGATTACCCTTAGATGCTGGTTTTGGTATAAAACAGAATGGTGGAACACAAGGCTCTGAACATGTTGATGTATCGAGAGGATGTGTTAGCTACAATGTTGATGTAATTGCACCACAAGTTGCGGGTCAACCAGTTATTACTGGAAATCCACATGGTTGTTTAAATACACAAATTGATGGTGCAAGTTCTTTTAATCCACCAACAAAACAAGAAGGAGGTGGTGCGTCATGTACAGGTGTTGGATTTGATTTATCAAACCAAATTGCTGGACAACCTATAATTCACAATAGTGCACCAAATTGTTTATATGGTGAAGTTGCTAATCCAAACGCAGTAGTTTCTGGATTAGGAATGAACACACCATCACCAATATTATCAGGTGGTGCTAAAGTTAAGAAAGCTCGTGGTAAGTCAAAGAAATCAAGTGCCAAAAGAGCAAAGGTAAATAAACCAAGTGCTAAACCAATGACAAAAAGAAATCAAAAAACTATAAAAAAGGCTATTGATAATTATTGTAAAAACAAAAATTTTAAATGCACAAAGAAAGTAAAAGATCAAATTTACAATAAAGTTGTAGAAAAAATGTGTCATTAATTAAATAATTGTTTACTATTCTTTTTTTTATTATTTGTTTATATTAATGGATAAAAATCATAATTTACATGATTTACATAAAATAGGAGATTTAGCAGTAATTATGGAAAAACAGCAATATGTCCAATCAGGTGGTCTTCCTATGGTTGTTGCTAAAATAGGTGAATTTCTGCTTATTATTGTCATGAAAATTTTAGAGGCATTAAAGAATTTATTTATGGCATTGTTTAGATTTAGACCTGAACTTTCACTTCAATTTCCATTTATATTTGCTGCCGATAAAGGAGAAAGTTTATTTTTCAAATTTTGTTGGTTAGCTGTAAAAGCCGGATTTTACTTAGTTGTTTTTGCGTTTGGTGGTCCTCTAATAGCTTTAATAGCAATAGGATTTATGTACAAAAGTCTTTTTGCTAAATTTAAAGAATTAAAAAAGGAAGATGACGAACCAGAAGATGATGAACCAGAAGGTGATTAAAATAAAAATTCTTAGTTTTTCAAATTTTTTTTTATTATTTAAATTTTAAAAAAATATTTCAATATTATATAAATAATGAATAAATCAAAGAAAATAAATAATAAACAAAAATCAAAGCCAAAATTAAATATTGGCGAAGCAATGACTTTTATGTGTAATTCAATGGATCAATTAAATAAAAATTTAGAATCAGATATTGAAGCTAAAAAATTACATGATCAGGAAAAGTTTGATTTAGCAGTTTTATTATTTAAATTATTTGTTTCAGTATACAAATCCAAACTTAATGATAATGAAATAAATTTTGTATTATCAATCATTCCAAAATGTCAAAATTCTAATATCGAAACAAAAGATTTATTAAATGAACTTTCTGGATTAAAATTAAAGAGTAACTCTAGAAATAATACAACAACACCTAAAGTTGAAGAATTAAATTCAAATTCAAATTCAAATTCAATTAGAACAGCACCTAGAGTTTCTCCAAATACAAACAGCCCAGCAAGTGCAAGTGTCAACAGCACAGCAAGTGCAAACAGCCCAGCAAGTGCCAATACTAGTGGTGGATCAAGAAAAAAGAAAATAAAAAAATCAAAGAAAAATCAAAAAGGTGGTGTTAACAATAGTGTATTAAATGTTACATATAAAAATTTGAACCAATATAGACTAAATAAATTATCTGATCAATGTAAAAAATGTTTAGAACCTGAATTTTTGTTTGGAAATATTGATGAAAATGGTGATGAAGTTGAAGGATTTAGTACTAATAATAGTAAAAGAGAAAAACAATCAAAAAAAAATAAAAAATATTGTGATGATAATTGTTCAATATCAAAAGTAAGTAATAGTTGGTTAAGAAGTAATAGTATTAAACCATTTAAAACACAAGAAATGCAGAAGTTATTTATAAGTGAAGATTCAGTAATGATAGACACATATGTTGAATTAATGACATCAGTTGTATGGTTTAAACAATTAAAATCAATTAATAGCGAAGTAAAGTCAAAAATTGAATTAATGAGACTTATTGAACTAAGAAAGGCAATTAATGAGCAGTCTAAACAATTATTAAATAATCCTGATTTTAAATATGTTTTACCAAACCAAGAAGAACTAAATATTAATGAAATGATACAAAAATACTTAGTTAATGAACATACTAAATTAGAAGATAATGTTAGATCAAAAGTACAAGTAATGATAAAATCAACTAACACATTTAAAACAGAAATAGAACCTGAATTAAAAGTTCAAGCTATGAAAGATATTTATAAATTAGATGATAAACTTGTTTCTGTTAAAAATATGTTATATATCGAAGGATTTACATTTTTGTTAGGATTTATGAACCAACAACAAGGATTAATAAATAAAGCATTACCAGCAAATGTAAATAATCAAGGTATAGAAACCCCATCATTAAATTATCAATATTTTGAAATAGGAACAAATGTATTATCTTATATGTTATTTATGTTTCAAGCAATATACCTTATGAAAACAAATATTTCTTCAAACCAAATAATTTCAAATTTACAATATTTATTACTTATACTTCTTATTGTAGGACCATTTATGCCAGGTATTATAAGTTTTTTTTATCAATTTGATACTTTTACACCAGTAATGAAACCAATGTTTTTAACTAGTAATGATTTATTAAGTGCTAGTGGAACTAATGCAACATATTTTGGTCCCGAATATGGAATAAGCCAATATAGATTAGGAGCTATTGATTTTTCCGATCAAATACAATATGGTGTTGTTGAATTAGGTAACATAGTAACTAACCAAACTTCTTCACTTATGGGTTTTATGAGTAATATGATTGGTAGTGGATATAATAAAAAGTTTTCAAAAAAAAGAAAAAATAATAGAAAAAATAAATATAATAAATCAAAAAAAAATAATATGAAAGGTGGTGCTGGAAATGGTACAGGAAGTTGGGGTGAATATTTTGGTTCAGGTGCTAAAAAGGCGGCTGAGTGGGTAGGAACAAAGGCTACAAGTGCTGCAACAGGATATATGTTTTATTATCCAATTATGGTGTTTGTAACATTTTTATTTATTGCCAATCAATTAAGTGAATTTTTAATTCCAAATTATTCATTAATACTCATGGCACTTGGTACATTAATAATGATAAATAAAGTTAGTGAAAAGAATGTAATTAACAGAGATATACAAAGAAATATAATCGAAAAAAGAAAACAAATAGAAAAAGAAGCATTTAAGGCTATGGAATCTATTGATATAAAAGTAGGTAAACCTCCTGGAGGAAGTGGTGGATTAGATCAACAGGAAAAAATTGCTGAACAAATGGCAAAAGCAATAAACCAAGTAGCAAATAGAGTTGATGCTGCTTTACAACGTAAAGCCACATTAGAAGGTGCTGAAAAACAAGCAGCTGCATTCCTTCAAGGTGCTGAAAAACAAGCAGCTGCATTCCTTCAAGGTGCTGAAAAACAAGCCACAGCTACAACAAATGCAACAGCTTGTGCGGCTTTCCTTCGGGGTGCGAATGTGCGAGCCGCTGCGACAAAAAATGCAACTGCTACCGAACCGAATGTAACGGATTCTATTAATACATCAGACTTACCAGATGTTCCTACACATATACCTGGATCTTTAAAAATGGAAAATTTAAAGGCAAGATTAAACGAATTAATAGGGAAGCCGTCAGAAAAATCATCAGGAAAAGCAAAAAACGAACTAGTATTAGCATCCTCGTAATAAAACTTATTTATTTTTAATTTTTAATTTTTAATTTTTAATTTATTATAATTTATGAATTATAAATAGCTTCATATTTTGGTGGTATTTCAACATTAGAATTTGAATTTGAATTTTCAGTATTCGATAAATTAGTATAATTTATATTATTTTCTTGATTTCTATAAAAGCATATACATATATATCTTAATAATATTATTGAAAATATAAATGCAAAAAAAACAAAAGGAAATATAGAATCCATAATAATATTTATATTATAATATTTATTGTTAAATAATTTTAAAATAAAATAATAATTACAGAAATATTTAATGATAGGTCAATTAACCCATGTCCTATAATAGTTATGATTGGTATAAGTTAATAAAATATTAATCAATATTAATCAATATAATATTAATTATTTATCTAAGTAAATATGTATTTTGAAAAATATTTATTTATTTTAAAAAATTATTTGTTTATAATATATGATTGGAAATATTGTATTACCAGTTTTTTTTCTTATATGTTGTTTTTGTTAGTGGGTATTGTTTATCATTATTAAATTGTGGGTTACAAAGATATATGAGAGATAGTATATATTTTAAACATTTTTTATATTATTGTCAATTTATATATTTACATTTATATTAAATTGGTATACATTTGATTCACTTGCTATTTCACAACAAGAAGATTTTGCAAATGAACATGAAAGAGCTGAATATAATTTTAAATCATTGAAAAAATTAGGTATGTGGTTGTTATATTCGTTATTTATATACTTTGTATTTTTATTAACAACAAAATCTGAAGTCCCATTTATATTATTATTTATTGGATTTACAATAGCATCATTAGTAGTACAAATTATAATAAAATCAGTTTCATCATCTTCTTATGCTGAATCATCAAATAAGTTAGTTATCACAACTGATGATTATAATGGTGTTAACAAAAAATTTGTTGTAGGAGCCCATAATATAACTTCAATAGGTTTTCTTGTAACAATGGGATTAGTATTCTATGGTGTTTATAAATATTTTTTAAGACAATGGAAAGACCATGCACATCATTGGAAATGGGAAAAATTTATTTTTGGAACATCTAAATGTAGAGATGCCTAATTTTTTAAATATTTATTTATATTTTTATAATTATAATAAAAATATAAGAAATTTAGTTATTAATATAAAGACAAATATAATTAATTAAATATGAATATAAAATGTCAAATTTCTGACCCAATTTGGTGGGGTTATAATATTATAATAAATTTAGATAAATTTTATAATTTAGAAGGAATTATAGAATATGTTTTAGATAATTTAGAAAGTACATTAAAATCATTAAATTTATTACCACAAGCAGAATTTTTACAAAAAGTAAGAAAAGATTTTCATATTCATAATATGACCTTTGAACAACTTTTAACTATTGATAGTAATGAAACAATTTATATTTGTAGACACTCAAATACAGAGAATGATACTATAAAATTAAATTAATACTATAAAATTAAATTAATACTATAAAATTAAATTAATACTATAAAATTAAATTAATACTATAAAATTAAATTAATACTATAAAATTAACCAAAAACATTTTCACTACAATATGTAAGATATAAGAAACCATCTTCATCTTTGTGTGAATTATATATAGTAAACATTGTTTGAGATGTATTTACAAGTACATTTTCATTAACAAAAAAGTATAATGTTTCAGTATCATCAAGCTTAATTCTTTTTCTAACAACATACATGAATTGACCTAAAGTTATATCATGAGGTGCTAAAAATTTATATCTATCAATATCTGGTAAATTACTTTTTGCATCTTTTAAAACAATTAAGGGTAATCTATTATCATATTTATCGGTTATTCTTTTAGACTCTTCTTGTCTCTTTTCTAATGAATGTTGTTTCTTAAATTTATTCATTATATTATAATTCAAGAAATTATTTATAAATTATTTTATGTTTTATAAATATGAATAATATTAATTTTGATTTAAAGTTATTAGAAGAGTTTAATGGTTTAGATGAAAGAAAAAAAAATAATGTTATGGCTCTACTCAATTTAAATAAATATAAATTTTTATTAGATGAATTGAAAGAAATATATGCTATTATTGATGATAAGAAAATATTAGAGGAGCGTATATCAAAAATATTTAAGGAAGGATGTTTAAATTTTAATATAATAAATAGTATTTATTCTTGTGAAATTTATAAAGGTGCTTCCTACTTCTTATATAAAAATATTAAAACTTGTAAATATTACTTATATGTTTTAAAGTTGGATTTACATGAACCTAATAATTCAGAAGATAATTCAGAAGATAATTCAGAAGATAATTCAGAAGAAGATAATTCAGAAGATAATAATTCAGAAAATAATACTTCAAAAGATAATATTTTTCTGGAATATATTGGTAAATTTAAATTAGATCATGATTTAATATGGAAGAAATTAGAATAATTTTACTTTCACTTTTTTTATTATTTAAATATAAATAAACTAGATAATATAAATAACTATTATGTTTGTGGTTATTCAAAAAATAATATAGTTATTAGTAAACCATTAAAAAAAGAAAAAGAAATAATTAATTTTGATAATAAAACATATAATAATAAGATATTTAGTGAATCTTTTTTTGATTTATCAATAAAAATAAATAGTGAAATGTATACAATATTTATTGTAGCAATTGATAATAAGGAAGAATTATATAATATATTAGTGCAAAAAAGAAATAATGATAATTTCAATAATGAAAATAAAAAGATTAATAAATATAATTATTCAACAAAATTGAATGTATTAATTAGTTTTAAAATATTACCAGAAAAATTAGAATATATGTATGATAGAATTTATTATTTAAAGGAAAGACAATCCCCCTATAAAAATTTATTAAAAAAATATTTAATAAATCACTTACCATTAGAATTAATTTATATAATTATTGATTATTTGAAAACAGATGTTATAATATCATTTAAAATTGACAAGGCAAGAAATAATAATGATTTTTATTTATGTTTACCTAAGATTTTGTATTAATTTTTTTATAATTTATAAATATTAATAATTGACATAAAGAAATTTTTTTTATAAATTATTATGGATTTAAAACTTTCAAATATAATTGAAATAATATACCCAACAAACTTGGATAATAATAATTTAGAAAAAATAAAAAAAAAGATTGATTCATTAAAGATAAGTAGTTTATTAAATTTAAATAAAAAAAGACTAAGTAAATACTTTTTAGTAGTTACATATGATAGAAATGTAATTGATTTCCGATTAGATCCAAATTTTGAAATAATAAATTTAAATAATGAGATTTACACACTTGAAAATAATGATTACTATATTATAAATGATGGGGCAGAACCATGTTTGTATGATAACTTCAATACAAATATTAATATCAATGTTTTTCAAAATCACAAAGTAAGTAACCAAATTGCTATAAAAAAAATTCTTCAAACACTTAATTATCCTGATAATTTATTAGATAATGTATTATATGAAAATAATATTGAAAATGATATTGAAAATGAATCCAACAATGATAATGAAAATGAAGATAATGATAGTATGGATGAATTAATAGAAATTTTAAATAATATGGATGATAATGAAATAAGTGATTATGAAGATAATATAGATATTGAATTAGCAAATATTAGTAATTCGTGTATCGATAATGAAGATAATGAAGATAGTGATTTAGATAATGAAGACGCCTATGAAGATAATGAAGATAGTGATTTAGATAATGAAGATACCTATGAAGATAATGAAGATAGTGATTTAGATAATGAAAATGATAAAGATAATAAAGATAATAAAGATAATGAAGCTAATAAAGAAATAAAAGATTTAAATAAATATGATAAAATTAGTTTTAAGTTAACACGACAAACATATTTAGATTCGTTTGGGTTTAATGTTTTATTAAATGACAGAAATTTATTTATTATTAGTGAAGTAAATAAAGAAGCATGTTGTATTAAAAATGTTAATAATAAACTTAAAGTTGGAGATATTTTAGATGAAATAAATGGAAAAAGTATAAATAAAATGACATCAAAAGAAATGATTAAACTAATAACAAGTAAACTAACAATTAATATAAAAATTTATAGAGATAAAAACAAAAATAAAAATGTAGGAAATGAGACCTATTATAGAATTGTTGGAAAAAAATATTTGAAAATTCATTTGTTTAAAAAGAAATACAATTATAATACAAAGAAATTTGATAAAGAAAATATTGAATTACTAACTACATTATTCTTAAATAAATTTATAACTTATCCAAAAATATTTGATCAAGACAATGAAAATTTAAAAAAATATTTAATTGAAAATAATGTATTTTCAAAGGAATATTTCGATATTTTTAATATAGATTATGGGGAAAGTGAATTTGTTAATGAATTGTTAAAAACAATGGAACCATTAAATAGTGTTTATTATAAGACTCTTAGGAAAATAAAATCAGGTGTTTATTTGAATATAAATAGTATATTATGGAATATTTATTTATGCATATTTATTTTATCTGATATTCAAGATACTATAAATTATGAACACCATAAATATACAATGAAAAATTTAAAACAATTATACTTTCCATATTATAAAAAGGAAAAAGCAAATTTGATAGAAAAAGAGTTTTTAAAAACAATGATAATAACATGCGATTCTTGTAATGATGTTTTGAGTAAAAACTTAACAACTAAATTTTATGGTTCTCCTTTATATGGTGATATATGTGTAAATTGTTTTAATAATAAAAAAGCAGATTTTTACGCTAAATTAAGTAGATATAAAGATTTTATGTTATTACAAGGGAAAAAAGTTATGTTTCAAAAAGAATTAAAAAAAACAAAAGAATTATTGAATAATATTAAAGTAAAAAAACTTAATGCTAAATCATATAATAATTTATTGAAGAATGTTAACAAAACAATATTATTTAATAACAATAGAAAAGTGTGTAACATTTGTTATGATTCTTTAGATTTTGATAATCTAGGTGTTTATAAAAAATGTGGTCATACTTTTCATTATAGTTGTATGACACATATTGGTGTAAATATGTGTCCATTATGTCGTGAAAAGACTGAATTTACAAAATTGTATATTTAACTTTTATATTAATTTTATATTATTATTTTAATGAACATTAAATCATTAAATTCACTTAGAACAAATTATTTAATTGCATTAGTAATATTAACAATAATATTTACATTTTGCATATATTCCATTAATTTTATTTACCCAAAAGTAAATTCCACAAATCAAGAAAAAAATTTAAATCAAAATCAAAATCAAAATCAAAATCAAAATCAAAATCAAAATCAAAATCAAAATCAAAATCAAAATCAAAATCAAAATCAAAATCAAAATCAAAATCAAAATCAAAATCTAGCGGAAAAATCGGAAGCTAAAGAAAAAGAAAAAAACAAAAACGAAAAGCTTAGAAAATATGGTAGATTCTTGATACCATTTGGTACATTATTAAGTTTTTTTATATCATGTGTAATTGTTGCTAAATTGATTGTTATTGGAAATAGTGATTTATTAGATACACCAAGAGACCAATATTCAGGTATATTATTTTTAACAATAATAGGTGTAATTTTGACTATAATGAATTTCACAATTTTAAAAGAAAGAAGTATAAAAGAATATATTAAAGGTAAAAAGTTCTCAGTCATTGGTGTTTTTATGGCTTTGGGTGTAAGTGCCATTGTATTTGGATTTCTAGATAATTTTGGTATGAAACTAGGAACTGAGGCATTAGATGATACATTTGTTCAATTATTTTTAGGTCCATTTTCAACACATAAAAAATTCGAAAAATACAAACCAGAAATTCAAGAAAATTTAAGTATTTTAAATAGATGGTCAAATAGTAAATGGAAGAGTGTAATTAATCAACTATTAAGAAACAAAGAAGAAATAAGAGAATTTGTTAAGCAAAAAAACAAAAGAAGTCTTAATGATCTTATGGAAGATATTGATGAATTTGTTGAAGAAGGTGCGATTCCATTAATTGTTCCTAAAGATTTATCAACCTCAAAAAATACAATACGTGGTGGAGGTGTTAGAGAATTTATAAGAAATGTAAAAGAAAAATATGAATTAATTGATGGTTCCAAATCTATGATGGGTAATACATTTTCAGATTTTATTGGTGCTATTTTAGGTGCTGCTATTATTAATTTATTTACATATATGACTAGTTATGATGGTGTTGATTCGGGAGATGAAAAAGTTGAAGGTAGTTTCTTATTAAGAAATTTAAATAAACTTGGACCATTTATGGAGGCATTCTTTATTGCTCTTGGATGTTTAATACCAATATTTTTAAATGTAGCCATAAGCAGAGATAGTAATAGTAATAATAATAATAAAGCATGGATGGTAGTAGGTGTAATAGGAATTATAATGGTATTTATGATGTATATGAGTGTATCTGGTATGAAAAATATGACAGAAAATGATAAGAAAAAATCAATTTCTAAAACATTAGATTCGTTAAGTGATAGATTAGATATTGAAGAAAATAGTACATTAAAAGTAAAAATAAATAATTTTATTGAAAGTATCAATAACTAATATAAATTAAAGTATCTTTTAAATTAAAAATATTACTTTAAAAATATTACTTTAAAAATTAAAAATATTACTTTAAAAATTAAAAAATATTACTTTAAAAATTAAAAATATTACTTTAAAAATATTACTTTAAAATACTTTAAAATATTACTTTAAAATATTACTTTAAAAATATTACTTTAAAAATTAAAAAATATTACTTTAAAAATAAAAAATAAAAATAAAAAAATATTACTTTAAAAATTAAAAAATATTACTTTAAAAATTAAAAATATTACTTTAAAATATTACTTTACACCTTTGAACATTTAAAACGCCGACCTAATCCAGATATTTTTTAGATTTTCGTTTTCTCGTTGATGGTCGTTTTACATATTTTTCACTTCTATCATATGCTCCTTTTATTAGATTTTTATAAATATGTAATGGTATTTCATTTAATACATCTTTTACATTATTAACTAATTCATTATATGTTAATCCTTTTTTCTTTTGTAATCGCGATTTCAATACATTAAAATATCCCTCTATCGCATTTGTATAATGTTGATACGGAACAGCATACAATAAATTATTATCCTTTTTAATCACATCTTTTACAAGTTGATTTCTATGACTACTAGCATTATCTAAAATAATTAATTTATTTTTATATTTTCCATTTATAAACTTATTAATGAAATCAACCATTCTATTACTATCAATCCCTCCCTTTTTATATACATCATACCCAACAACACCTTTTGTAGAAATAACAAATATTCCAGTATATTTTTTGAATACTTCTTGACTTTCTGTTTTCACTACACATCTTTTACCTAATTCTTCATAACATTTTCTTCTAATCATAAATGAATTTAATGATGTTTCATCAATACATATAATATCATCTAATTTATATTGTTTAACCTTATTATAAAACTCTTTGATTTGATTTTTAATTACAATAGGTTTTTTATATTTTGTTTTTGGAACATGTCGTAATCGTGTTTGTTTCAGTGTAATATTAATATCTCTTACTACTCTACCTAAGTGAACTCTTGATAGTGTTAGGTCTGGATATTTAGATTTTAATTTGGCTAATAATTCATCCATAGTAATAGTTTTATTTTTTTTGAGTTGTTGCTTTATAAATGAAATATGACTATTAGTAATTTTATATGATGTATAATCTCTTTTCTTTCGTCTAATATTATTAGTAGATTTGTATTTATCTACCCCATCTCATTAAACTTCTTTCAGAACAACCGAATATTTTACAGGTTTGTACTTGATTTTTAGAATGAGATAAATAGTATTTAACTGCTGATAATTTATAATCACTACTTTTATGTGTAGGCATTATAATATAATTTAACAATTTATAAAAAATTGATTTAAATTAAATGCTTAATTTAATACTTAAAGAACACAATATGTCTTCCGAAGAAAGAACCAGTCAAATAGAAGTTGTAGAACAACCAGCTAAACCAAAAAAGTTTAAGATAAAGAAGAAAAAACTTAAAATAATAAGTGAACCTCGAAAAGGTTGGAATTATCTGCGTCTTAATTTTAGAGTATATTTAAAGAAACACTACTCTTGTATCAAAATTCAAGCAAATTGGAGGGGATATAATTTTAGAAAAAAAAATGTTTTAGAACCTTGTTATATTAATGAACTTGATATTGATACACAAAAATTAATAGAGTGTCTTAAAAAAGATTATTTAACACATGGTAGAATGGAATATTACAAATCAACATCAACACAAAATCTAAATTTAGAAGACGGATTTATGGAATTTATTACTGCTAAATGTATTAATGGTGAACGAGTGGGAGAAGGACATTGTCCTATTGATGTTGTTAAAGATGATAAAGGTATAGATGTGTTATGTGTTTGTTTAAATGGAATACAAACAAATGAAAAATCTATTATGCAAAATTTTAGTAAATGTGGTAATAATTTAGATACATTGTTTGATACTTGTAAATATCAAAAAGCACTTTCTCTATTTACAAAAGAATATTATAAAAAATTATTTAACGCAACAAAAACAAAAAAGATTAGAAAATTATATTATTTAGCATTTATATCTACAGATGTAAATGTATATATGTCTGTATTTAAAATTAATTTAGCGTGTATTTTAAATATCAAATATGAAAATATTACAAAACAAAAAAAAAGTATTAAGTTTAAAGGATTTATTGATGATAAATTTGGTATTACAACATTATTTAAATCTAAAAAACGATTAGAAATTAGATTAAATAAAGATATTCTAAATTGTTATAATACTATTCGGTTAATATGATTTAGATAATTCCCTTTAATTTATTCACGATTAGATTTACTACTGGGACTGAAACTGCATTTCCAGCCAATTTATATAACGCACTATCACAAACATCTGGAAGTTTATAATCTTTTGGAAATCCTTGTAAATTAAAACATTCTCTTGGAGTTAATTTTCTGATACCCTTATCATCTTTTAGAAGAGGAACATTATGTCCTCCTCCACCCATATTAGCGGTTAATGTAGGACAGCAATTACTCTTATTTTCTCTTACATAAAATCGTCTATATTGATAAAGGACATTTTCGGATATATTTTTAGTAATACCTTTTTCTATTTCATCAAATACTTTAAATCTATCCGAATAGTAATATTTATCATCAACATTTTCTTCTAACATATCACATATTTTCCCTTGTTCTTGTTCTGGAAATTCAAAGTTAAATTTATCATATTTTTCTTTATCACGAAACCCTATTATATATATTCTTTCGCGATGTTGTGGAATATTGGTAATCTTATTAGTATCAAGAATAGCAGTTTTTATATGATAACCTATTTCTTGTAATTTTTTCTCAATAATTTTATATGTATTTCCTTTATCATGTGATTTTAAATTTTTAACATTTTCTAAAATAATTATTTCTGGATTGTGTTTTTCTAAAATTTCTACAATTTTCCAAAATACATTTGATCTTTTGTCATCAAACCCTTTTTTCTCACCAGCTATACTAAATGGTTGACAAGGGAATCCACCACATAAAAGATTATGTGAAGGTATATCTAATACATTTATAGTATTTAAATCTTTAAGAGTAAATGTATGAGTAGGATTATTTAGTTCATAAATTTTTTTGGAACATTCCATCATATCATTTGTAAATACACATTTGAATTTATTACTTTTTTCAAGTGCTAATGTAAAAGCACCTGTCCCTGCAAATAAATCAATAAACTTAAACTTATTATCAATAATTTTAAGCTTTTTCTTTTTAATCTTAAATTTTTTAACTTCTTTTGGTTGTTGATGTTCCATTGTGTCTGTATTAACATTTACTTCTTCATTTTCAACAATCAATTTTTTATTATTTAATTCTTTTAATTTTTCTTCAACTGCCTTATCTACAAGTGCCTTAATTTTATCAGCATTGTTTTCACAAGGTGTTTTGCGTCTGTTATGAGAATCATAGTGAGATTTTTGAGAAAATTCCTTTCCACATCGTTCGCAACTATATTTAACCATTTTCGTTATATATAGTTAATATATTTTATTTTTAAATCAATTTTATAAATTAACTTAAATTAACAATTTCTGTTAATTCCTAAATATCAGAAAGTCGGCGTTTTAAATGTTCAAAGGTGTAAAAATAAAAAATAAAAATATTACTTTAAAAATTAAAAAATATTACTTTAAAAATTAAAAATATTACTTTAAAATATTACTTTAAAAATTAAAAATAAAAATTAAAAAATATTAATACAAACCTTCATACAAATATGCATTAATATTATATAGAAGCATCAATATGTCTAAATAATTTAGTTGCTGAAATAGGATAATTTATCTTATCATCTAACATAAATACTTCTTTAATTTGTTCAAATATTTTTGCATCGTATATTAATAATTTATCTATAACAGATGGAACTTCATTTAATTTTGAAAATTTTATAAGTTCTCGAAAATCTCCAAAAATT